TTCGACAGGCACTAAGTACATCTATAACCACTCATCGGGTTCTTATACACCAGTAGAAGGGACTCAGGGACAGCACGATGCGTTTTATGTCCTTACTGACGACACGAATACTTTCGACACAACAATTACGCGGAAGAGATTAGATTCCAAGGTTAGGATAGAGTTTTCGATTCACATGACCACAAATACTGGAGTTGGATGGAGGGGCAAAATCCAGAGAAGTTTGGATGATGGAACCACTTGGGTTGATACAGTTGTTGGGGATGAAGGTCCGGGAGGTGCTTCAGATTTGCGGGCGAGGGTTCAGTTTGGGTCTGGATTTGCGCGTGGAGACTGGTGCTTGAATAGTACGCATTACACCTATATCGACACTCCCGCTGGCAGCACGGGCGAGGAGGCAGTTCGCTATAGGATTATCGTAGGAACGGAGAGTGGTTATAGCATGTATTATAATTTCTCTTTCAATGAAGGCACGGCACCGTCGGGCAATGGAGCCGGATACTATTCAAGGCCCACAAGCAACATGCTATTAACTGAAGTATTTGTTTAATCTGGCCGAGGGAATTTAACAATAATGGAGTAATATGACCAAGACAGCATTAGCACAATTCGTTGCAGATAAACTCCAGAAGAGTGATGCGGATTCCCTTACTCTCCTGAAGAGTTTTATTGATCGCCGCTATGAAATGATCTGGAACTCAGGGTTGTGGCGCGAAACTTTAGGCACCACCAGTTATTCAGTGGCAGTGGATACCACTGACGTAACACTGAACAGTGCAGTCCAGTTTCCGGTGGCAGTGTCCTGGAATGATTCCGAAATCGGTTCCATGGATTACGAAACTGTTTTTCAGATTAACCCGGCACTGTTTGATGAATCAGGTACACCAACCAATTTTGTTACATTACCAAATGATTCCAGCGGTAATGCTGTCATCAAATTAATCCGCAAGCCTGACAAGGCTAAGACCTTATTGGTGTTGGGTAAGCTGAAGATTACTGCCCTGGGCGACACTGATTCACCGAAGATCCAAGGAATAGACACGGCACTACTCGCCTATGTTGAAGCTGATATGCTGGAGCATATGAGGCAGTATGGTAAAGCTCAGGTTAAGCAACAGGAGGCTGCCGGTGCCATGATGCTGATGCGCGATCTGGAAACTGCTCAATCAGCAAAGGTTGCCAGGCTTATCCCAACTGTTCCTGGTGTATGGGATGTAAACGATTTTAACAACTGATGCCATTATTCTATAACGACAGTCTGGATGATCAACTGGCATACGATGCCTGTCAGTCTTTTGTTGGCGGCCAGGTGTCCAATGTGCGCAGTAATCTTCTGAGTCCGGTCCAATACTCCGAGGGCATTAATGTTGATATTGATCGGTTTGGATCGATTGTAACCCGTCGCGGTACTGCCTCTGATTTTGGAGGGATTCATACATGGTCTAATACTAACACGGTTTGGAGTAGTGCCAGCGATAATTGGGGTTCGTTCCCTACTCCTAAAATTGATTCTATATTTTATTTTGATACCCCCTCACTAGAGCAGTTGATAGGTGTATCAGATCAGGCGGTTTCAAAGAATACCGGAGGAACAGTTTGGACTACTGTAAGCGGTTACACTCCTGCGAGCGGGGCTAATGTTGAGGCAGCCCAGTTAGTTGATAAACTTTACCTTACTGACGGCACCAATAATGTACGGAGTTATGACGGTTCATCTTTCACTGATGAATCCACCGGCACGGGTAACCCGCCAATTTGTAAATATATTGTATCCCACACCAATAGACTTTTCGCCGCCGGGTTAAGTACGGTCCCTGATGCGCTTTATTGCAGTGACCTTTTAGATGGGTCCACTTGGGATAATGTAAATAATCAGATCAGAATTGGCGGTGATTCTGGGGATCCCATAACCGCAATCCATCCGTGGTTCGGCCACAACCTTGTGGTGTTCAAGGAGCGTTCGATCTTTAACGTGGTAGCTAATCCTTCAGCCACTAATGCTGGATCTTGGACGATTGAAAACATTGACACCCATATGGGTTGCGTAAGCCATAGGTCAGTGGCTCAGATAGGGCAGGATTTATTCTTCCTGGCACCGGACGGCATAAGAACCGTGCGCAGTATCCTTGAGGGCGCGGCACAGGCAGTAAGCGAACCGATCAGTGTAGGTATCCAAGATATAATTGATGACATTAACTGGAATGCTGCTCGCGAACAGGCTTGCGCTACATCCTGGCGGAACCATTATATTTTAAATGTACCGACAGGACCCAGTACCACCAACAATACTGCAATCGTATATAATACCGTAGCTAAAGCATTTGTAGGAACATGGACCTGGGACGCTACTCAATTTTCGGTGAGCGCCTTTAACGGTGACCTTAAATTAGCCATGGCAACTGAGTCAGGTAAGGTACTGGTTTTTCAGGACTACATTAACCCAAATTCAGAGGTTGACGCAACATACCAGGATGACGGGGAGGACATGGCATCCTCGGTAACCACTCGCGGAATGAACTTCGGGGAGCAATTCAGCGAACTACTCCCGAACCACGTTGAGGTGGAGTTAAAGCCGGCAACTGCTAGTAAGGTTAATATCCGGGCAATCATTGATGAAGAGTCTGACTCAGTGGTTAACCAATCTACTATCAACACCAAGACCGGCACCGTAACTATTCCATTCGATCTTCCGGTTACATTCCCATTAACTGTTCCGATAAAGAACAGTTACAACCTTATAAGCAAGGGGGCATGCCGGGAGATTCAATTTAAAGTAACAACCAACTCAGGGAAGGTGAATCTGAGAAGTATCCGGTCCAGCGCATTTGTGAACACAATAAATCAGGAGACATGAGTGGAGGAGATCATCCAGTTACTGAAGTTGTGCAGTTTATCAGGGAAACAGATCGGCGGGGTATGTGTTTCGGAGGATGGCCAGATGGTATCCTGGAAATCTACCTGTCGTGGCACCACCAAAATGGAAGTCTGGTCGTTGTCGAGCACCAGGAAAGGGTGGTCGCGGTGGCGATTGGGACGCAGATGCCTGAAGCTGACATCGATAAACACTGGGTTCCATGGGACTCAGCCGGTGATTCAGTCTATATCTCGGACCTGTTGGCGTCGAAGAAACAAGCAGTGGGTGCATGTTTCGACGAACTCGCTAACCGTTGCAAAGGATGGAAAGACAAGAAGCTCATTGCTTTACGGCATGGGAGAAAAAGGAAATTTAAACCGGCGTTTGTGGAGAAATGGTTAGAGGAACTGTCATAGGAGGTCAGGGGTATGAACATAAAGTCCCAACAGCAAACCTGGAGATGCTTGAGCCGTACTTGCCCGAAGGGGTTTGGTTTGGTTCCGCTTATGCCAAGGACAAGAAACTTGGTCCCTGCGCATGCTGGGTTTTACCGCACCAACCCAAAATCTGCGAAGCATACATCGCCGGTTGGTCAGGGAACCTGTACGGGAAGCAGTTAGAGATTAGGGATATGCGGCAGGTTGGTCGTGAAGAGATGAAAGCAATGTACGATAGGGCACTTATAAATGAATGACTTAATAAAGCAATGTGAGGAGGCGGCACAGGGCATTGTGGCCGCATATCGTAAACGGTGGTGGGCAGCCAGTGATGCCGTGAACAAGGGCACACCTCCGCCAGCACCGGACTACGCTGCCGCCAACCGCGAAGGCATTGAGACAGACATTAAGACATTGCCGGCGCGGAAGATTATTGAGTCATTAGCCAAGTCAGGCGGCAAGGGTCGGGTCAAGGTCGGTGACGAGATGATCGATGTAGACTTTACCGGGTTTGGTGATCTTGATCAGCAGAAGATTGATCTGGAGGCAATGGCTACCAGCGCCGATGCGATTGCTGCCATGAGCCTGGACATCCAGCAACGCTACGGGGAGGACATGAACCTGGAGCAGTTGAAGCGGATCAAGGAAGCGGATCCAGTTGGGTGGGAGTTGCGTCAGAAATTGGCTCAAACAACTTTGGACGAACTATCTGCCGGCAGGGAATTGGGTGATGACGCTGCCCGCCAGGTTGAGCAGAGTGTTAGAGGGGCCCAGGCTTCTCGCGGTAATGTTTATGGTGCAGCAAACATCGGCCAGGAAGCTCTGGCTAAGTTTGACGCCGGTCAGAGGCTCTTGACGCAAAGGATGTCCCAAGCTCAAGCATATGCGCTAGGAACACCCATT